AACCGCCGACGACTGGCTTTCCATTTTCGTAATCAACAAACCTGCTTTGGTGGCAACCATCATGTCAGTTGCCAGCGTCATCAAAAATGACTTGAGCGGGAACAGCCCACGCTGATATACCGACCGCCCCACGAAGCCAAAGCCCGCGCTTTCATAGGCAATATAAATCGGGGCCTCATTCATTACCACGCAAACACGCGAGCGGTGGTATGCCTTGCCAGAGACCGAAACGCCGGTCACTTTCTGGAAATCAAGTGCGTTCGGGTCTTGGTTTAAAACCAGACTGCCAGCGGTATTCAGCGGGTCAAAAGTGCTGATTGCAATCTTTGCGCCATACAGCTTTTTAAAGTCCAGCGGCTCTTGTGTATCGTCATCCTTTACAACAACGCCCAGCGTGGAAATGCCATAAATGCGCGAGGTGCGCGCCGCGTTGATGATGTGGTTCGTGGCCTTGATGTCCTTCCATTCCTGTTCGAATGCCTCAACCAACATATTGCCGTCGTCGGGCGCTTTAGGAACGGTGATTTTGCGCGGCTTGTACGTAGCCATGTAAAGCGGGAAATCGACAATCTTTTGCCCAAACGGATGGTAAAGATATAGCGTTTTGCAGGTCTGATAAGAAGCCTGCGATCCCGGAACAATGTCATCGGCATACATGATTGATTGAAGTTCGGAACCGAAAGTCTCTGTTCCGTTTAATGCGCTGTAAGCCATTATTCCGCACTTTCAGAATTTGCCGCGCCAGACATTAGCACATAATTAGCGCGAAGTCTTTCATCGTCGGGCGATTTATTAATTGCAAGTTTTACCTGCTTAATCGCTTCATCTTTCAAGCCAAGGTGCCAAGCTGCAATGCTTGCAAAGTCATGCGGCATTGCGCCCCACACTTCGGGATCGACTGTATAAACCCATTCCCGCTGCTCAATAGCAAGTGCGGATACGGCAGCGCCGTAGCACTCAGCCCACAACCCGCGTTGATAAGCCAGCTTGGCAATCTCGCACCAAGGTTCGCGGGTCTGCGGTGCTTCAATAACACCCAAACGCGCCATCTTGATTGCATTGTCAAAATCGCCCAATTCAGCATAACAGCGCGACATGACCCGGTAAGCGTAGCAGCGTTCGTTCGCCCACGTTGCACCGGGCAGGGCAAGGTAACGGTTACACTCGTCGATGGCCTGCTGCCAACGTGCGTGAAAAGATAGTTCCCGAGCGTAATAAAATGCGTTGCGCGGATCGTGCGGGTCTTCCGTTACCGACATTGCCAAAAGCGGCAGATATTGCCCACGGCTTTTGGTTGGATCGGGTTTATGGATGACCATAAGCATATCTGTCTGCGCGTATTGCTCATTGATCAAATACGGCACGGGGTATTCATGGCAAGGATGTACCCAGCGATACCCGTGGCGAGCATGAATCTTTTCGTATTGAAAGACGATGCCAGCGCCCCAGTCAAAGCCGTATCTTAGGCGGGTAGTCCCATCCAGCCAGACGCGCTCTATTTCTTCACGCCACCCCGGTTGCAGGACTTCATCAAGGTCCAAGCTAACGCAAACATCAACATCGCGAGGTACGAGAGCAAGAGCAGCGTTGCGAGCATCGTCAAAGCGCCAAGGCGTAATGCAGATTTCATGAACAACAGCGCCATAGCTTTTTGCCAACTCAACAGTTGCATCAGTGCTTCCCGTGTCGGCAATCATAATCATATCAGCATCGGAAGCAGCTTTGCAGAATCGATCTACAAATATTTCTTCATTTTTACTTATGGCGTAGACGCAAATATTAAGTTGCTTTGTCATGCTTAAATTTTCCCAAAGCAATCTGAAATGTAAACTGTTTTTATAAATAAAATAAATGATAATTTTTATTAGAACATTGCAAAAAAATTGGAAGAATTTGATGCTGGCGTGTAGGTCAAAATCAGCAAGCCGCCCTTACCGGCCCCGCCGGACTGCGTGCTGGGGTTGGCCGAGTTGTAGCTGCCGCCCCCGCCCGCGCCACCATACAGGCCGCCATCGCCCCCAAAGTCTGCGGCAGCGCCCTGACCGCCACCGCCACCTCCACCGGCCCCGGCAGTAGATACGGTTGTGATGCCGGTCCCACTGATCGTTGTCGTAGTGGCCGTGAACTGCGTAGCGGTGCCGCCATTCCCGGCACCAGTCCCTGCATCGCCAGTACCGCCCGCTCCGCCTGCCCCGGCAGAGCCAGAGCCACCCGCGCCCCCCACAGTAGTCGCTGCCGCCGCGCCGGTGTTGCCTGCGCCCGTAGGCCCTGCCGCGCCGCCGCCACCGCCGCCACTGCGGTTAGTAGCGAAAAGAACGCCCGCACCGCCCGCGCCACCGGCATACGTAGTTGTACCGATTGACCCCCCGCCCGATCCCGAGACGGCAAGGACACCCTGTGCTGTAGTGGTTGGGGCAGAGCCCGTGTTGCTCAGCCACGTTGAAGTACCAAGAGTTGGAGTGAGGGCAGTTCCCGCCCCACCCTGACCAATCTGTATTGTGTACGATGTGTTAGCAGCGCCGAAGTTGCTGATCTTTGCATACGAGCCGCCCTGACCGCCGACGCCGCTTACTGTTGACGAGCCTGACCCGCCACCGTAGCCGCCGCCAATCACTTCAATGGTGTTGTTGGCTGGGTTCCAGTCAGCGGGAAGAGTTACTGCCGTACCCGCCGTAATGAGGATGACTTTTTTCGCCATCTTACTGCTGCGCCACCGCTACGACGTCCCAGAAGCTATCCTGAGAGTTGTACGTACACCCGACGTACAAGACGCTGCTGATGACCGTCGTGGTGGGCAGTGTGACGCCGACAGCGCGGTACCCGCCGCTCGTAGTCGTCCACGTCAGTGTGCGGGCCGTCCCGTTGTCCTTGAAGCGAATCGTCAGCTTCTGGCCATCCACGGGCGTTCCGCTCGGGGCGGCAATTGTAGCCGCTGAGGCAAGAGCGGTGACGTTATACTGATTGGTCGCCCCGGCAGTGGGGGTAATGGTAGTGCCGGTGGTCGTTGCAGTGGTCAATGGCTGATAAAGAGGAGACGTAATCCCAGTTGATGCAGAGACCGTGGTGAATGCGCCTGTGGCAGGTGTGGTCGCGCCAACAGTCCCGTTGATATTGATACTGGCCGTGCCGGTGAGGTTGGTTACTACACCGCTGGACGGAGTTCCTAGAGCGGGAGTGACCAGCGTGGGGCTGGTGGCGAGAACTACGTTACCGGAGCCAGTCGTGGACGTGCTTGAGGCCGCAGTGATCTGGCCCTGCGCATTGACTGTGATGTTGCTCAGTGTGTAGCTACCGGCCGTGACAGCGGTGTTGGCAATTGCGATAGTGCCGCTGGTGGTGATGGTCCCGCCAGACAGGCCAGTGCCAGCAGTGATGCTAGTTACAGTGCCCGAGCCGCCCGATCCATTAGCCACCCACGACATGATGCCTGCCGTAGTCGAAGAAAGGACGTAGCCATTGGTGCCGGGGGCGGACGGTGGGAGTGTGTAAGTCGTCGCCGTGGCGCTCGCGCTGCCTTGAATGGTGGTATTGACAGAATTGGACGTGATTACGTGCAGGGGGCTAGTGACGCTGGTGGTGAACGCTGGGGCCGTCGAACTGAGCGAAGTGCCCCACGCGGAGCCAGTCGAGACTGCAATGCCAGCGCCGGGGTAAACCATGCTGCCAGACGAAGCGATGGTAATCCCACCGGCTGAGTTCGTGATAGTGATATTCGATCCGGCAGTCAGGGTGGATAGGCTATAACCCGAGCCTGTTCCTATTGGAATTTGCCCGGCCAAGGGGACGCTTGTAATTCCCGTCCCACCCTGCCCATACGTAGCGGGATAATCAACTTTAAGTGCAAACTCGGCATTCCATTGCGCTGCCGTTGGCACAAATCCCGTTTCCCAATTTGGATTTGAAGGAGTGCTCATTTAGAAACCCTTGCTAGAACCCAATGCAATGCCCAGTGAATATACATACGTGTCGAGCAAGTCGTCAGCGCGCCTTGCCGCATCTTTATCACCGATTCGAAAACCAGTTACCTGTGAGAGCAAGTGATTTCTAGTCACGCCCTTATAATTGATTGCCTTGTTGTAAGCAAACTCGGAAATCTTGCAAGACTCTTGGTGGTGGTGCGACGATACGGCAATTGCGCGCTCGTCTTTACCAATGCTTGTAAAAACCGAATCAATTGCGTGCAGTGGCCACCCCTTGCGCGAGCCGTGTTGCAACAAGACGCTGCCGCTGGCCTTATCTTCAATCCATATGCCGCGCACGCCTTCACGCGAGCCGACCTGCTTGGACAATTCTTCAAGGCGGGGTAAAACCACATTAGGCAACCATGTGTTTAGCAGGTCGGCTTCAATTTGCACGATGTCCCAATCCAGAATGACCAGCGGCGTTCCTGAATACTGGTTGCGCGCCATGTATATCACAGCGGTCCCGTCGTTCGCGCTGCCTGCCTTTACGGCACTGTCAATCACGGCAAACACGCGGTCGCAATGCGCTGGATAGGGAACAGGCTGACCATCCTTGAGCCACTTGTCCACGCTGAAAAACGCAACGCCGGACCAGTCCACCCATTCGGCTAGAATTTCCTGCCGGTAAACATCCGGGTGCATCCGCGCCTTTTCGTTCTCGATCCACTCCATGTTGACGAGCGGGTTAGAGAAACTTGGCTCATGGAATTCCTTGAACCCCATTTCCGGGTCATTGCCCGCGCGCCAGAAAAAGTTTTCAGGATCAACCCCGTTAGGCGTTGAGAAAACCCACACCTCGGCACCGGGCTTTGTCGCCATCGTCGGCACAATGGATTTATGCCAGATGTCGAGCATCTGCGAATTCTTGGTAAACGCGGCTTCGTCGATTAG